ATATGAAAAAAATAAAGCATTGTTAATGTATCATGAAAAAAAGTTTAAGAACCTCTTAGACTATCTTATGAATTATTATGGAAAAAAAATAGACACCGTGTCTAAAATAAAAGCTCTGGATGTCTCGGGGAGAGAAATTCTGGAATTTATTGTAAATGGCTCAAATCCATATGATTGGTATAAAAGTTTGGATAATTTTTTTTAGATTTTATTGTGTTTTTAGATTTTATTGTGTTTTACACTATATTTACCTGCGACGCCCGCCAATGTTTTGTTTAATTCTAATTTGGCGGGGCATGCGAACGTGTTTTTTTAAAATTTCGCGCTTTGGTTGTTTGGGTTTTTTTACGTGGGTATCATCGCGCAATATATAATACTCAAACAATTCATCTTCATCCACTTTTTGATTATTTTTTATTAAAAACTTCATCCGTCTTATCGCGCCACTGGCATCATGCAAAGAACCATGTAGCCCAATCAACTCTTGCGCAACGAGTTGAAGCGCATAATTCTCTATATCAATATCTCGGCGGCAATAACAGCATCTATAATTCGGTTCTTCGTCAGCATTGGCCGCAGTTTCTTCAATTTGATCCAGCATTTTATCAATGCAACCTGTGTGGAACACTTTTCCGCACGGCGCACCGCATTCAAAGAATTTTTTATTAATTTTTTTGTAGCATATGTCGCAATCCATTTCTACACATGGAGCATTTTTAATAGTTCTCATTAACAACATGTTACTGTTTTTCTTGGCGTCAAGAGTCATGTTTAAGATAGGCTGGTTTCGTTATTCAGTGTTCGGGGTAATGACTTACCATTGAAGCGGAAAAGCATTTCAATTTTTTGATTAAACTCGTATTTAAATCAAAAAATTGTTTATTCGCCTTAAAATTTATTACACCCTTGAAGATTTAAATCTTTATCAGTGTAAATATAAATAACTGTTTCTATTTCTAATCTAAGCTTGCCATCCATTCATCTTGATCGTCTGCCCAGGATTTGTGATTGGTTGATTTGGCTTTTTCGGCATCTTCTTCGTCTTCTTCGTCTTCGTCTTCATCTTTGGCATCTTTGGCATCTTTGGCTTCTTCGGCTTCTTCGGCTTCTTTGGCTTCTTCATCTTCGGCTTCTTCATCTTCGTCTTCATCTTCGCTTGATTTTGTTGAGGTCAAGGTAGACACTCTATGTATTGGTCTAGCGGTAGGCCCTCTATCCACTACTCTGCCACCACATAAATACAACCCATCACCCAGACGTGCTCCATACTGCCCGTGTTCAAACCAATCATTTTTTGATTTTGGGATGGTTTCTTCTTCTTGTGGCAAGCAGGACTCGTTCTTTACACATTCACAAAGAGAATCCCCATACACCCATCTCCAGCAAGCGCGTCGCTGGCAACGATACATTAAAGAGGATTCCGGAATAGCTTCGTCTAATTTCTCAGTCGTTGCTTGCTCGGTCGTTGCTTGCTCGGTCGTTGCTTGCTCGGTCGTTGCTTGCTCGGTCGTTGCTTGCTCGGTCGTTAATTGGCCTTTAACCGCATTTGCCCAACTTGTTGTAATCCCATGTGAACGGGTCGAGGCCTCAAATTGCGGCGGAACAGTTTTCACCAAACTTTCGCTGTTTTTTATTGCTGGAGTGGCTTGCCGTTCTTTTGTGACGGGATATTTTTTTTCTTTTTCTTTTTCTTTTTCTTTTTGTTTTAATTCGGGACAATATTTGGCAGTATGTCCTGCTTTTTTGTTACAGTTCCAGCAAACAACAGACAACAAATACGGACACATTGTCTTACCTGTGATTTTATCACGTGTATAGTGATTAAACTCTTTCTTACCTGCCATAAGACACAAGTTGCAAACAGGTTGTTTTTTATAGGCCCAAACTGGTTGTTTTTTGTAGGCCATTTTATGTTTCTTCGGTTTTACTTTTGTTAAGATGTTCTTTGTTCTTGGGTGGAGGGTTAACCTTTCCTTGAACCGAAAAAGTATTTCAATTTTTTGAATGAAAAAAAAATATGAAACATTAAAAATAAATAATTAAGACAAACAAGGAAAAATCTTTTTACATGACTGCGTTACTTTCGGTTGAAAAATAATTAATTTCACACACATGTTAAACAAACGTTCAAACGATTCTTTTTGGGCTGAATCTTCTGGAAATAAGTTATAATGCGTCATAATATACTGATATAGCGCATTAATACTATTTTCCAACTGCTCCATTGTAATTTTGTTTTGTTCACTCGTCGTAATTAGGTCAGTAATAAGTAACATGATTTCAGGAATATCAAACTGATCAATCTTCCCATCTTTCATTATAGTTTTAACAGTCGTGTCTATTTTCTGAAGGAAATTCACATTTTTAGTCAAATCGTTGTCACTCATCTATTCTATAATAATCTAATAAATAACTATTTAATATGTTTACACTAATAACTATTTTATATAATAAAAATATAGTTATTGTTTTTATATATTATTCAACAGTTTAAAGCACTTCTAAGTCACTCACGTTCCAATATTCACATGTTCCATCAGGAATAGGTCTTTTTATAATAAACGGAATTTTCTTTTCTTCTAATTCTAATTTTGCGATTTCATAACCATCAATCACATTTGGTGGAACTTTTACAAACGTTTTTGCTCCAGAATTCAGTTGTTTTGCCCGTTGACCAAGAATTCGCGCCGTTTCGTATTTAGTCAAGAACGGCAATGTTTTATGTAAATTATCAATAATTATTCCGTTTTCATTCCGAACTACACGCGACAAATGTTTTACTTCTTCAAAATTATGATTTTTTGCTTCTGGGTGATGTTTTTCAATAAAGTTTTCCCGAAGATCTGTATCAAATTTCTGAAGATAATTTGCATCTTCGTCGTCATCCTCTTCCTCTTCCTCTTCCTCTTCCTCTTCTTCGCCTCCGCCGATAAAAGAAGGCAATGTATAATTTGTGTTTTTGGTCTCAACTATATCTTTAATATTCGGCCCATTTTCATATTGTTCGGCGTCAATTTCATCATCGCCTTCATCATCATCATCATCATCATCATCGTCATCTGTAATGTCATCTTCATTCTCAATGTCTTCGCCATTTATTTCGCCCTCGTCATTATCTTCTTCTTCTTCGGCATAATTTTCTTTTGGTTTTGTTGAAGATTTTTTATAAATAAAAGTGGGGCCGGTATCTTTCTCTCCCTCAGAATTATTTAATAAATCATCAATAGATACTTCTTCTAAACCGTCCATCTTTGTTATATATAATCAATTAATAAAAAATTTAATTCAATTTTTTATTAATATATAATAGTTAATAATAAGACTATTTGTAATCAATCGTTTTCCACATTTTATCGCAATGAGTACATAAATAGATATACTTCATATTTATGTCATCGTAGCGAATATAAATTACTTCACGCGACTCTTCGCCGCCATCCTTATTGCTGGAACACTCATTATTCGGGCATTTGATTGTATTAATCCGGGGCAAGGTAGGGTCAAATTTCGTATACTCATTAATAATGTGCGTATATTTTTGATCATTTTTTTTTAATTCAGTCGTAGACACACATATCGTTTCCGTTGTTGGCGCATTATCTGTATGTCCGCAATTTCGGCAATAGTAGACTAAACTATTTGCGTCTTCGGCAGTTACCTTGAGATAATACATATTGTGACATTCAGAACAGAAATGCATCTTAACTTATATAATATAATATAATATAAGTTTATTTTTAATTCAATTTTTTAATTATCTATAAAGTATGTATGTATAAAGTACCTATTTAACAAGTAATTTTATGTTAGTATGACATTTAATTAATTTTTTTTTTAAATCTTTATAGTTAATCCTAGCATTCATTTGGTAAACACATGTAGTTATGATAATAGTATCTGGATTATTATTCATGGTTTGTTGTTCTATTTCTTTATCCACCATAGTTAGAATTGTATTAAAACTCTTCAAAAAATGCTGCTTCATTGCTTCGATAAAGTGTGAAAATAATAAAATAATATATTCATTTGTTAACATAGTTATAATCGCCACCTCTATATTTTTAAATTTCAATATAGAATTGTAATTATCATAATCTATATGCGTTTTAGTAACACCTGGTTCATTTAAAAATGGCGTATCATTTAAAACTGTGCATAACACCAATAAAACCGAAGAGATGGTTTGACAAGAGGACCATTGTTCCCCCCTCCATGTATTAAGCACCGATAAACATACCTTTCCGCATTTATATAGATTGGGATTAAAACGAGTAACACCATCATTTGTTTTATATATAAGTTTTGGAGGCGAATATGGATAATTTGAAGGGTATTTAATTTCAAATAAATAAAATCCATTTTCATAGGGGGTTCCTTGCGGGCCAATGATTAATGCCTTTCCTTTTAATAAATCGTCATCATCGTGTTTATAATAAATACCATGAGATTCTAATGGATTTTTTATTATTTCTTTCACATCTTTAATCAGGCGAGATATTGTTTCTTTACTGATTGTAACACTATTTTCAACATTCATTTATTTTATATATATATTTAGATATATTTATATGTTAATTAATATAAATAGATTTATCATTGAAATACGTATATTTAATATTTACTTAATTTTAATATATTAAAAAATTGAGATAAAAAATTCTTTGGTATATATATTAACAAACAACATGGCGTCTTCTAAAAATAACAATTTTGACGACTATTTAAAAAATCACACAGCAATTAAGGGTTCCCCCTTTACAAATACGCGGATCGGCGACAAAGAATTAAATGTTTATGGCGGTTCCTATACAATTCCTCCGACCGAATGGAAAGAGTTTATGAAAAAATATTTTAATCATGTCTTTGTTCAGGGCAAAAAAGAGTATTTAACCGAGAAGCAATTAATAGAGGATGGTCCTATTTTAGTTGACATTGATTTTAGATATAATACAGATATAAAAGAAAAACAACACAGTGAAGAACACATTATAGATATGGTGATGTTATATGCCGAAAAAATTTCGGAATTGGTGGAGGTGAGAGATAATGTCAGCATTGACGTATTTGTTATGGAAAAAAGCATTGTAAATATGCTGGACCAAAAAACAAAGGATGGAATTCATATTATTTTCGGAATAAAAATGCATAAAGGCCTCCAAGTATTATTGCGAAACAAAGTGATGGACGAATTAAAATCCATGTGGGACGATTTACCCATTACAAACACCTGGGAAGAAGTCTTAGACGAAGGGGTTACAAAGGGATTTGTAAATTGGCAGATGTATGGTTCACGAAAACCAGGAAATTTGGCATATATGATTAAATATCATTATATAATATCATATGTAGAAGCAAAAAGAGAATGGTCTTTAGAAGCTAAGCCAATTGCGTCATTTTCAACCGAAAAAAATATTGAAAAATTATCCGCAAGATACACGGAACATCCAGAGTTTACGATTAAAGACCATGTCAAGGCTGATTTTGAAAAGGCCAAAGAAACATTATCTAAAAATCAAACGAACTCGAATCCATCCGCAAAACCGCGTCCAAAAATAAAATTTAATATTATTAATTCTTCAACGCCAGAAAGTAACGAAATAGATTCGGAAGAAAAACTAGATGCTGCGTTAGAAAGTTTATTTGAAGATATCGGCACAAAGAACTATCGTATCAAAGAAACACATCAATATACCATGAGTCTTCCAGATTCTTATTATGGGCCGGGTAGTAATAACAAGTGGATTCGTGTCGGGTGGGCCCTCGCCAATACTGATCCAAGGCTGTTCTTAACTTGGGTTAAATTTAGCAGTCAAGAAAACTGCCGTGATACGCTTAAGGGCAGAGACGGTAAATTTGACTGGAAATGTGTGCCTGAATTATTTGAGCAATGGAGCAAATTTGAAGTAAATAATCCAGACAGTCTTACCTATCGGTCCATTATGTATTGGTCTAAACACGACGCATTAGAAAAATATAAATTAATCCGACGAGACACCATTGATTTCTTTATTGAACAAACCGTTCAAACTGCTACGGAATTTGATATTGCTTCTGTATTGTTTAATTTATACAAAGATGACTTTATCTGTGCAAGCATTAAGCATAATATTTGGTATGAATATAATGATAAACATCGGTGGGTTCAAAATGATGAAGGCACTTCTTTAAGAATGAGAATCTCTACCGAAATGCATGAAATCTATTTGGATAAAATTCAAGATATCCTAATACAAGTTCAAACCATGGAACAAGCATGCGAAGCCGCTGAATTATTGCGTAAAAAATCAAAATTATTGTCGGAAATTTCTATCTATCTCAAAAAGACGACTTGGAAAAATAATATTATGAAAGAAGCGAAAGAATTATTCTTTGATGACGGGTTTATAGAGAAACTTGATCAGAATCCTTATTTATTGAGTTTTAATAATTTTGTCGTTGACTTTAAGAACAAGACCTATCGCAAAGGACAACCCGACGACTACATTTCAAAATGCACAAATATTGATTATATTCCGCTCAATGCTATAAAAGATACAAAGTCTATTGATGAGATTAATGAATTTATGGAACAATTATTTCCAGTAAAAGACCTACGAGACTATATGTGGGAACATTCTGCTTCCTGCTTGCTAGGCACAAATAGTAATCAGACCTTTAATATCTATAAAGGCACTGGGCGTAACGGAAAATCCAAATATGTAGAATTGATGAGCCATGGGTTAGGTAGTTACAAGGCCACGGTGCCGATTACTTTAATCACGCAAAAACGTACGAGTATTGGTAGCACTTCTTCTGAAGTCGCACAGCTCAATGCCGTGCGTTATGCGGTTATGCAAGAACCGTCAAAAGGTGATAAAATTAATGAGGGCATTATGAAAGAAATAACTGGCGGAGATCCAATTCAAGCCCGTGCGTTATTCAAAGATACAATTACCTTTACACCGCAGTTCAAGTTAGCGGTGTGTACCAATACGGATTTTGATGATATGGCGAAAGATGATGGCACCTGGCGTCGTATTCGTATGATTGATTTTATGTCGAAGATGTTAGAAAAACCCTACGAAGACCCCAAGTTTCCAAAAGATGAATTTCCTTATCAGTTTCCGATTGATAAAAATTTAGATACGAAGTTTAAAACTTGGGCGCCAATCTTTATGTCTATCTTGGTAGAAAAATCCTTCGAATTACAAGGCATTGTAAAAGATTGTTCGCTGGTCATGGCGAGTAGTGAAGAATACCGCGAACGCCAAGATTACTTTACAGGGTTCGCGAAAGATAAGATTCGCTCCAAACCAGGAGAGAAAATCAAGAAGTCCGAATTGCTGGAAACATTTAAACAATGGTATTCTTCCAATTATGGTAGCAGGGGTATGCCTCCTGGAAAAGAAATTTATGAATTCATGGATAAAAAATATGGAGATTTTAAACTGGGTTGGCGAAATATTGCCATTGTGTATGATGAAGAGGAAGCAGACCCCATCAATGAGTGTTAAATTAAATAAGCCTTAAATAATAACTATAATTTATTATTATTTAATGAAAAGGTTAAAAATTAATATTTTTTATTCCACTTTTTGGTTTTTTTATTTTTTTTATTATTTAATTTCTTTTTCTGAATTTGTTTCTTAGTTCTATGTTGTGACCTAGCTTGTGCCCTACTACTGTGTTGCGCCCTGTGTTGTTTTTTATAAAATTTATTTCTATTTAACCCCCCTGTGCTAGTTACTTCTTTATTTTTCCACATCTTTTTATATTCTTCATTGTATACAAAAGGTTTTACATTAGAAGTCAAAGGAAGGGTTGATTGTTTATTAGCTAAAGACGTATAAATACCATCAGCATCAGTAATAGCTGTGCCTAATCTTATAGTGCCAATTATTCTTTGAATATCTATTAATTTTATTAAATTTTTAAAATAATTATTATCTTCCTCGTATTCTAAATTTTTTAGAATTTTTTCTTTATATTCTCCTAATATTGCTTTATATTCTTCATTCGTGCGCGTCTTCATTTTCTCCCACCAGGTTTCTGCGGCGCTTACAGTGCCAAAAATATCTTCATTGTATGTAGAATTATTAAATAGTTCTTGTTCATCAATAGAATCAGTCTTTAAATGAAATATCATATCACTAAGAATAGAAGTTGGACTACTGGCCAATGTAGTTAAATAATAAATTATAAAAAAATTAAACAAATTACAATTTATGCCTGGTTCACCTTGTTGTTTAACATTTGTAACCGCGTCATATGTTATATCATTAAAATCATTGAATTCATTTAATTGACTAATAGAAGATATATATAAGTTAACGCCTTGAATACAACGTGTACTATTTATTCCAAATTCAGGAACAGATAAAAAATTAATATTTTTTCTCAAACTATCTTTTTGATTAAAAAATAAATCCTTTCCTATTTCTTCAATAAAATAATCATCCACATTTTGGTCGTCGCCATTTTTATACTTACTCCTATTATAATAATTAATTTGGATAAAATGATAATTACTCATTTCTAATTTATTTTTAGTTATACTATCAAACTCTAAATTTACTGCTTCAATTTCAATATTTTTTCTCTCTTCCTCGTTTAACTCCTCATATGCTTTACCTGGAATAGGCGAACAAAATAAATAATACATTAAATAGTTTATACTATATAGTTTACTATCATCTTGTTTATAGGATGCGTTAGATTCATCTTTGTTATCAAACCCAACTATATAGAAAAGATTATAGAAGCGTATGCGTTCTTCTCTTGTAAACCCTTCTTTATTACATAATTGAATATAGAGATAAATTAATCCTAATACACTTGAATATGATTCACATCTATCTTCA